ATTAGTTTTGTGATTAAAAGAGATGCTTGTCCGCAGTTTTCGATATCATCTGGATTGATTCCTAATCTTTCAAGCTTATTCTTTTGGCCATCAGTAACAGGGCCACATTCCCAAGCAAATGTTGGTTCATAGTCTGCTAAGTCTTCTGCAGCAATTGAAAGAGCATATTGAATAGGATCAACAAGTTTCTTTTGTCTCTTCTTCATAGCCTCAAGTTCACGAGCAAGCGACTCTTCTCTTTCTTTGACGATATCTTTTCCTGCTTGGTCTTCTGCAGCTAATAAGTCAATGCCACCTTCAGTGTTTGCGACCATCTTATCAATTCTTTTGGCGATATCTTCATTCTTAGAAATAAGCGATGAAGGTCTGCAAAGATCGTGTCTTTCAGTAAGCCATAGGAAATCTAGTAATAGAAGTTCTTTCTTATTTGGTGCTAAACGCATACCACGTCCGACCATTTGTTGATATAAACTTCTGATTTTAGTTGGACGTAATACGACGATAGTATCTACTGCTGGGCAGTCCCATCCTTCAGTTAAAAGCATTGAATTACAAAGAACTTCGTATTCACCATTTTCAAAATCTTTAAGTATCTTTTCTCTATCCTTTGAGTTACCATTTACTTCAACTGCACTTAATCCATGAACATTTAATAGTTCACAGAACTTTTGGCTTGTTTTAACAAGCGGTAAGAAGACTACTGTCTTTCTACCTTTGCAATAATTAAGCATTTCAAGTGCGATTTGATTTAAGTATGGTTCAAGAGCACTTCCTATTTCTCCGACAGCATAATCACCATTGGAAATACCCACTTGATTGATATTTAATTCAAGAGGAATCATCTGTGCTTTAACTGGACATAGGTATCCTTCTCTTACTGCTTGGCTTAATGTATATTCATAAGCCTTTGAATCATAGAATTGTCCTAGATTCTTTTGGTCAGCTCTATCTGGCGTAGCGGTAACACCTAAAACATCGGCAGAATCAAAGTAATTAAGGATTTTTTGGTATGTATCGCTAAGGGAATGATGTGCTTCGTCTACTACGATTACATCAAAGTGGTCCTTATCGAATCGCTCTAATCTTTTATCCTGAGACAACGTCTGAACTGATGCTACTGTTACATTTTTATCTGTTCCAACGCTAGTTGCTTCAGCTTTTTCAAGAGCAGATTCTAGTCCACTTGATTCATATAATTTGTCGGCAGCTTGATCTAATAACTCTCCTCTATGAGCAAGTATTAATGCGTTAGATCCACTACCTACTTTTTCTTCAATAACTTTAGAAAATACGATTGTCTTGCCTGTGCCAGTAGGGAGCACAAGCAAAGTATGCTTATGCCCCTCATTCCACTCATTTAGCACAGCTTGTACCGCATTTTCCTGATAAGGTCTAAGTTGGTACATAGCGATTACCTCCTATTAAAATGGGAGATCGTCATCACTGACTTCAACCATACCTGCAGGAGTTCCATCAAAGAATTTAGAATCATAATCAATGAATCTTTCTAAATCATTGATTGTCTTTTCCTCACCGTATTGATTTGTATATTTTCTTTGTTTAATATGAGCACGTCCTTTTGAACCAATGACAGTGTTCCAGTTCATTGTTAACTTCTCACCATGCTTCTTTTGTCCGATACATCTAAAGAAAGACGAAATCTTCCATTCCACACTTCTATAAAGAAGCAAGTCAAACTTAATTACTGCAAGGCCCTCTTCAGCTTCAACTTGAACTGTGATTGTTGCCTTATTACAAGCAGGAATCTTAGGTCCTCCTGGAAATCTACCTCTTTCAAAGTTTGTAACTGTAAAGTTATAATCACCTTCTGGAAGAAGCACAAACTCCTGTCCATCATTTTCAATTTGGTCATCCCAATCCATGACCATGTTTTGGTTATTTAAATTATTATTTTCCATAATTATTTAGTCTCCTTTTTTGATTTATTTGCGAATTCCGCTATTTTCTTAATGTTTGGAATAATCCAGCGAGTTAAGAATTCCTCACTATAATCTTCTAAATGTTGGCTTGCATCATAGTGACCTTTTTCTGCTGCCACTCTTTCAACGTCAGCCACAGTAAGCCCGTTATTTTCGATTAGTTTCTTGACTTTGGTTAACAAGTCGGATTCCTTTTTATCTTCCAACACAGGCGGAGTTTGAGGCTTATTATCGCCAAACAAATGCTTTATTGCCTTGAAATCAAGTTCCATTTCTGCAGGTAAGTCAAAACGATTCTTTGCATCCCAACAAGCATGATGTGATGTATAAATAACTCTTTTGCCACCTTGTGCTTTCTTAGTATTGTTCTCAGTTGTAACGATGTATGTCTTGTAATTGCAAAATAAGAGCATATCGCACCACTCTTTTAGTAAAGGTGCAACTTGACGAGTTAGTTTCATTTCCCAACGGTCAAATTGTCCTGCTTCTTCTGGTAGTTCAAACTTACGTGGTTTACCATGAGCGATAACTACCGCATTGATTCCTGCTTTAATGCATTTATCCAATAGTTCAAGTAATTTAGAGAATTCATCTGAAAGGTATGTGTATCCTTTACCGAATCCGAATTCTTCAATATTTGCCTTGCGGTATTTCTCACAAACAAACTTAGTGCAAAGTGCCTCTGCCCAATCGGCAGTATCTATGACAACAGTTTTACAAATGGATGGATCTTTTGTGATCTCTTCTATGCAGGAAAGAAAGTATTCCCAACTCTCGCCGCATTTAACTCTTCTGATATTAAGGCTAGATGTCCCGCCTTCAGTATCTAAGAAGATAGGATTTGGAAACTGAGATGCAAAGGTTGACTTACCAATACCCTCAGCTCCATAAATAACTACTTTTAATGGTCTTTTTTCGAGACCTGTTTCTATTTTCAACATTTCTATTTTTCCTCCGTTATGTATTCTTCTCTGGCATCAGATTCAGGAGCCAGCACTGGTTGGCCTTTTGGCTTAGTGATATAATCAGCAAGTAGCTCATTGAATGTAGCCTTACCAAGTAACTTTTGAAGTTCAGTAATACTCATAAGTTTTTGTGGTGTATAAGGCTTATACCCTTTATCAAGTAGTAACTTTTCAACTGTCTTTTCATCACTTAACTTTCTTTTAGTGGTTGATTCAACCAACTTGAATCCAGACCACTTCTTACCGTTTAATGCTTTCTTTAAGCAGTAATCTTTAACTGATTCACAATATTCAATGATGAGATCTAGTCTTGGAAGTAACGCTTCAATTTCTGCTTCATTTAAAAGTTCTGGCTTCTTGTTAATATCAAGATTTTTAAGTGAATCTTCATTTCTCTTGGCACAAACAGCACGTCCAGGACAGTACTTACAATGTTTACCACTTACCGCTTCTGCATTTGGATTCATTGCTTCCTTTGCTGCAGGTCTTAAAACTGAAACTTCCCATTCCAGTAAGTCTTCAATATCTATCGTTTCATCAGAGATGTTGTTGATTCTTTCTTGATAGATAACGAGCCTTACTTTCTTAATCGGATAAATTTCATTGAATAGCTTGTAAGCAAACAAACCATAGATACCTAATTGACTATTTAACTCACCAGTTTCTTCATCTCGTACCTTCACTTTTAAGAAGCCTGTTTTGTTATCGATAATGGTTAAGACATCGTCTGAAATGATGATGGCATCTGCAGTTCCATGCGTGTCTGGTGCATAGTCCATTTCAAGTAACTGCTCAACAAAAACAATCGGCTTCTTTCTTGTCCTTTTCGCTTCATAGTCAGCTGTTCCAACCACGTAGTTTGCATATCCTGAAGCGAGCTTTTCCATTTCGTCATCGTAGTAAATAAATGACGACTTCAAGTCTTCTAAAGAAATTGAATCTTCCTCAAAATCATTAAGTTTTAAAGACTTTTTAATGTAGTACTCAGCAAGAGCATGGCATTCAGTACCAAACTGATTAGCTTCAGTTATCTCTTCTTCTTTGTTTGCAAGAAACTTTGCTGAAAATCCACAATGAATCCACTCCTTAGAACTTGGTGCGAGGATACTGTGTTTTCTTTCTTCCGCCATAATGATTACCTCCTTTTTGATTACTTCTTGTTGATCGCAACAACACGTTTTTTGCTAATGCTTTACTCACCGCAGAAATCATCAATAAGTTGTTGACGACTTCAAAATCAGTGAGTAAAGGTTTGCCATTAGCTGCTCTTTGTTTAGAGTTCATGGGCTCTACCTCCTTTTGATTATTTGGAAGTTCTTATCCCTTCCTACTAACCAATGGCGTAGTCCAATTTCATCGGGCGGAAATTTCTAAAAATATTTTTTTATCTTGATTTGCAATTCTTGAATTAGCTTGTTTCTTCTGTCACAGACAGTTCGTTTCTTACTCTTTATAACCACTGCAATTTCAGAGTCGCTTTTTCCTTTAGAATAAAGATCAAGTATCGTTCTATCCTCAGGTTTTAATTCATCGAGC